CAAATGAATCAATCAGGTGGTGGTGGAAGTATTAATGTAAGCGTTACAGGTAATGTTTTAACACAAGATTTTGTTGAAGGTGAACTTGCAGAATCAATTAAAGAAGCTGTCCGTAGGGGTAGTGATTTTGGAATTGGTTAATGCTGACGTTACCTCCTAAATTTAAACAAGCACTAGGTAATGGTACTAGAACGTCTTTATATCCTTTGGTTAGGATATATAAAGGTGTACAGATAGATGATCCATTAGATTCGGCGACAGAAGTAATTAATTTATCAATTAAGGAAACAAACATAGGTGGTGAGGCGTATAACCCTTTACTACTTAATAGTCCTTCTATAAACTCAAAAGCAGATATTATAAACAATAAATACACAATTTCAAGTGTATCCCTATCTATATCAAATTCTCCCTATAAAGGTAAGATTTTTTCAGACGATATTCCAAATTTACTTAATGCAGTAGTACAAGTATATTATGCTGCTAATGGATTAGACACTTTAGATGATTGTTTACTTGTTTATACTGGTACTATTAGACGTTATTCTCAATCGGCTGAAACTCTAAGCCTTACTTTAGAAGATTTAACAGAGCAAAAACTTAAAACTTTAATACCTAAAACCACAATAGATAATAAGTTTGTTTATGATGAAGAAACACAAGGCAAACCATTTCCATTAGTTTATGGTTATGTTGATAAATCGCCTTTAATTTTAACTAAAGATAATGAATTAATTATAGAACAGTCTAACACAGAAATAGGTGGCTTATGGTCAAACCCTTCTAATATAGACAAATTAAATCCATACATTAGACAAACTATATTATACCCAAATTATATTCCAGAAAACAGTCATATATATTGTTATAACAATGGTTATTTGCCAATATGTGAAATATTACCATATAATTTTGGAAGAAAATATTCTCCAAGTTATGATGAAAAGACAATATATGAGTATGTAGATTCTACAACTGATACTTCAGCAAAAGTTAAAATAGTTGGTGCTACTATATATGAAAGTTGGGTTCTAGGTGAAGATTTAGACGAAAACAAACAGGGTATACCAACTAGAATTTATAGACCTGTTGAAAAAGTGTCTTTTTTTGCTAATAACCATACAAATTATGATGTTGATGGTGATTTTCATTTTGGTTCTTGTAATAAATTTTTTGGTTTTAATAATAATCAAATGTTAGACGCTACTAAAGCAGTTTATAATTTTACTAATAGTTCTGATGAAGAAGATTTAAATAATTTATTTAGTATTGGAGATATTTATTATGATGCAGATTGGAATGAAACAAATTCAGATGCTACATTTTCTTGGTGGAAACCTACTGATTTAAATAATGAAAGCAACACAAATGATTCTAATGGAATGTTTGAAGATTTAGATAAAAATTATATTGCACAAAATAAAGTATCTACATTTCCAGTACAATGGATACAAAATGCAGACAATACAAGTGGTTTACATTTAACATCACAAAATAATGGTACTGGAGCTAATACAGGAAGTTATGCTAGGTTACAATTTTCTAGTGATATAGGAAGTTATGTATGTGCCACTAAAATATTTTATAAAATAGATTATTTTACGCCAAATAATTTTGAAACGCAACATAACACAACCATTCCATATCCTGTTACTTTTTGGGCAGAAAAAGAATTAACCATAAGAAATACAAATTATAATTTAAGTCAAGTTCGACAATTAACTTTTGAAGATATGGTATCAGATGAAAATATATGGGATGAAAATTATGGTTCTTTTCCAGATACTTGGAAAACTGATTGTGAAGTTCCAAACCATCAACATTCATTTGAGCCTAATGAAACTGAATTTAGATATACTAACAATGATTTAGGTGGAGATTTATACACTAACCAAATTAGAGCATTTAATAGAACTGATGCTTTTGATAGTATACAATGGGGTTTACCTTCCGTAGACACAAGTTTTATGACTACAGCTATAGCAAATTTAAAAGAATTTTATACTTTACAAGATATATTAATAACAGATTATACACAAGAAAAATTTTATGGAAGTATAAAAGGTAGAACAAACAATGATATTGTTATGACAAAACCTTATACAATATTAGAAGATATATTAAAAAAAGAATTAGATTATCAAAAAGATTTTAATTTTCCAAGTAATAATATTGATGATGATTGGATTAATAGCTTCACATTAATAGAACAAAAAGAAGCTAAAAATGTTATAAACAATTTATGTAAATCATCTATTTATATACCTTCTTTTGATAGTTCTGGAAATTTTAAGTTTATAGACCTTAAACAAAACATAGAAGATTATGAACAATTTGAAAAAATAGATATTTTAGATGTTATAAACTATTCATTCGGTTTAACTAAAATAGAAGATGTTAAAAATCAAATTAATGTTAAATATAAAAAAGATTATGGATCAGGAGATTATGGAGAACAAACTACTTATGGTATAGAAGATAATAGTGGTAATTTTGAAAAAACATTAGACGTACTAACTCAACAATTAGATATTGAAAATATGGTTTATGATATTGGTTATTATGGTATAAAAAATGAAGATGCTAAATTAGAAATAGAAACTGATTATATTAGAGATAAAGATACAGCAAGAAAACTACAAAGAAGATTATTAATGTGGTATGCTAATCAACATTTAACAGCAAAAATAGATTTACCATTAAGTTATATACATTTAGAAGTAGGAGATTATATTAGGTTTGATGAACTTATGGGTAGCAAACTTGCTTTTGGCTTTGATTATACACAAGAATTTGTTAAAAATGGACAACTTATATATCCTGTATTTTTTGTTACTAAAGCATCTAAGTCTTTAAGTAAAGTGAGTTTAGAATTAGTACAAGTACATCGTGGTGATTTTGGTATGAATGACAGCAATTTAGGTAATTATTTAATACCTAATCCATATTTTAATGATGTTTATCAAGATATAGAAGATGAAGAAGAAGCATATTTTACATTTAGTTGGTATTTAAATAACAATGATTTAGAAACAGGTGTAATATCAGCAGTAACAAATACAAATTTAGAAACAGGTATAGAATATGAAGTTTTATTAACAGGCTCATCTACAACATTTACATACAATGGTATAAATATAGAAGAAGGAGTTAATCAACATATAGATGCTACTGATTTAGTTAATGCAAGTATTGTAGAAAATGATTCAGAGTATGGAGATAATGTACAAATAACTCCTAAAATGTTTTTTGATAATATTGAAACTGATGAAGAAATAGTTTTTCTTGAGTTTGAATTAACAATAAAATCAGATACTTATGATTATGGACAAATGAAACATTTTATGCAAACTATAATTAAACCAAATATTGTATTAGGTGATACAAATGGAGATGGAGTTATTAATGTATTAGATGTAGTTGCAACTATAGGACTTTCATTATCAGATGATTACAATCTTAATGCTGATATGAATCAGGATGGTGGAATTAATATTTTAGATATAGTAACAATAATAAATGTAATATTAAATCAGGATAATTCAGGTGAGTAAATACAATAAAGCAGAATTAGCAACAGGTAAATCTACAATAATATGCAATAATGGTAGTTGCTCTATTGAATGTGATGTAGACATATTGGGTATAGAAATAGATTTTACAGGTACGGCAGATATTACGCCAACACTTCCAGAGGGTTGGATAATGCAAGGTAATAAAAGTAAAATGCTACTAATAGGCTTACAAGGGTTAGCCATTAAAAATTCAGAACTATTTACCTATGAGGGTACTATTAATATAAAAAAAGTAGTTGTAGCTAACAAAGAAGCTAAACGAATAATATGTAATATAGAAAATGTTAATCCAACTTGGAAAAATCAATATTGGGATACTTCAATAGAAGCAGATACTTGGGATAATTTTAAAAGTAATGTTAAAAAAGGCAAAGCTACTACAACTAAATACAATTTACCTGATTATGGTTTACCTAAAGTAGATAAAACAAAAATTAAAACAAAACGAACAACATCTACAAGTGGTGTTAGTTCAGGAGGCTCAGGAGGATATTAATGGGAAAACAAGTTAAAACGCCAAGATTTTATGTAGATATGCCTACATTTTTACACGCCACAGGACAACTAGGTTGGGATGCAACCTCTAAAGGTGGTGCAAAATTATTGTATATGAATTGTGCTAATCCATTTTTAGAGTTAGAAGAATCTACTGATCCACAAGTTAAGTTTATTTTAGGCAGTACAGTAAACAATCCTATTAAATCTTCTTTCCCTATAAACTTTTGTGCTTTATTAAACCATAATCTTGGTACTGATTATACTTATTCTAATAATTTTAAAGTAGTAGGTAAAGGTGGATATGGTGAAGGCTTTGAAAAAGAACTTACTGAATCTACTGCTAATGTTATGAATTACTACCCTAATCCATATTACAATGGTACAAGCATATTTACATTTAATGAAGAAAATGATTATTTTAATAGTTTTAGTTTATCTTATTTGGCTGATAATTATGATAATTATACACACCAATTAGGTTCTTTTGTTATAGGCAAGTATTTTGATGCTCCTAATTCGCCTGACCTTAATCTTACAATGTCAAGAAGATTTGATGGGATTAAATCACAAAAGACTATAGGTGGTAAGACCTTATCTAACATTTATTATGACGGACCAACAGAATGGACTATGAATGGTCCTAATGGAACTTATAAATACCCACCATTTGAATTAGACTATCCTACTATTGCAACAGATGAACAATTAGGCAATTTTAAACCTAAAAGTGGTTTGGGTAGAAAAGGATTAAGAAGTTGGAAACTATCATTCTCTTATATAGCAGAAAATAATATGTGGATGGAAAACGAAGTATCAAACCAAATAACTTCAGATACTGGTGCAGGAGATAACCATAACTCTATGCTTTCAGACAATAGCTTTAACTTTGTATGGAATTGTACATTAGGTGGTACTTTGCCGTTTATATTCACAGACGATAAAGAATCTAACGAACCTGATAGATATGCTATATGTACATTTAGAGAGAATACTTTTAGTGTGCAACAACAAGCACATAATGTTTATAAGGTTAGTATGACGATTGACGAGTTGGCTTAGCATTAGGTAGCACAATACCCATATCTATAACTGCCCATCTTTTTATTTCTTCGATAAGTTCAGTAAACTCTGGCTTAGATAATTGTTTGGTAGATTGGATCTCATACTTTTCTTTTATAACCTTGTGCATTTCGGCTTCAGTATAACCTAAATCCTTAGACAATATCCTTATAATAACCCTATAGTATGCGTTTTGTTGTGGAGAACGCACCTTTTCGGCAGGTTTAATTTCTAAGTGAACATCACCCTCAATTTGACGTAAATAATCCCTAAATCCAAGATTATCATCTAAGGTAAGTTTACCTTGTTCTATTTTACCAGCAAATTTCATTCTGCAAAATATCCTCTCAATAAATAAAATGCTTCTTTCCATAGGTTAAGATTATACTTTTCTTCAAATCGCCTTAGACCCATATTATGACGTTCAGTATGATGTTTTCTGCAAATAGGAACACAACTAAAGTCTTTTAATCCATTTTTATTAGCACCACCCATACCTAAATGTTCTAAATGGTCTGGGTCTACTGGCGACACCCCACACACTATACAATGCTTAGACTTAATATACTTAATATAATCTTTCATTAAAATGCTTGTATAAATCGGTTTATAACTGCATACCAAAATGAACCACCAACAAATACGATTAATGAATAAGCTATTAATTTATACCAATTAATCTTCATCTGACATCCTTTCTTTAGTATTATAATACACTTCTATTGATTCTACAAATACAGCTATAATACATACAACAGCCATTATACATATTAGTGATCCAAATATTAAATTCATTTTTCTCCTTTTATTCTTTTTAACCATTGATTTGTAACATCTTCTGGTTCAAGTAGTTTATTATGTTTCTCGGCTTCATCTCTATCTAGAAACTTCTTGCCGTCTTTAGTAATCCATACAAAGTGTAATTCTTTTTTAATCATATATCCTCCAATTTAAAGAGATAGTGTGTTGTTAGCGGAGTTCCTAAAACTAACATAATAACACTAAAAGCAGGAAGAATGAATAAAAAACCCACTACCTATCTCTTAATTTTTAATAAAAAACTCATCTCCAATATCTTTCATACAATTAAATAGTAAATTTTTATCTACAAAACCAGCATCACTCATAGCCATAATAGTATCTATTATTTCGTTTTGTGTTGGCTCTGGCTTTAGGTTTTTTAAGATTTTTTTACCTTTTTTATCTATTGAACATTTTACCACTTCTCCATTTTCCTTTAATATTTCTTGTGGTAAAAAACCTTTATTAATTAATTCTTGTAAAGTATTCATTGTAAATAATACTAATTTTTCTTGTCTATTAATTTTCATTTACTCTCCTATTGTATTCTTTTATTAAGTTATAATAAGCTGGTGTTGGTCTGTAATTAGGATTTTGTTCTATTTTATTTTCAACAAACCTTATACAATTTAACAAGTATCTATCAGACATATATTCTATAAGATGCTTTAAACCTTCATTATCTGTCCAATAAATGCTCAGCTATTCTCCTTCAACATTAATAACCAATCATTTAATTCTTGTACTACATACATCTTTCCTCTGTCCTCTTTTATAATTTGAACGTCTACGTGTTCTGATGGTGCTATCCATTTCGGCAAAGCCTTACGAACTTTAGCTTGTACTTTAATCTCATCATTTATAAGAATATCTACTTCTTCGTGGTGTCCAAATGCTCTACCATTAGATCCCCAAGCACGAACTGCTTTTATATCGTGCAATTCAATAGCATCTACAATTTCACGTTCAAATCTATTACCTTTGGCTTTACTTTTGTTCGGCATATTGTTCCTCTTTTAAATCATTAATCCTATCTTGTAAAGTATCTACATCGTCAAAACCTTGTAATTGTATAACCATATCAGTCATAGAAGAAACACACCATACACAAAATGCTACTGGACTTATACCAAACTGACCAACTATATCGCCATTATCTTCTTCTATTTCACTATCACAAATATTACAATTCATCTTTTTTTCCAAAATGTTAAATCTCCCATTATACTTTGATAAATCCACCAAGCACGACCATTATCACAGGCTTTCATTATTATTTCTTTTTGTTTAGCCTGTTTATTTCTACTATATTTATTTTGACATTCTGCACATATATAGCTTTTATTATCGCCCCCTCTATTAAAACTATCCATATCTTTAGTTTTCTTACAATGACTACATTTTCTCATTTTATTCTCCAATTTTGAGGGCAAGTATCCTAAGGAGGGATATGACATTGTGCGAATGATCTACCTGCCCTGTAAGTTTATTTATCTAATTCTTCTAAAGTTGTTTCTGCTATTGTTTTTGCAATAGATTGCTCAGGAGATTGTTCTATTATCGCCTTTAATCCTTGAATAGCTATTTCTAACTTATCTTCCATAATTTACCTATATTGTTTTATTTTAACTTTACAACAATCACTGTCGTCTTTTGTTATACTGTATTTATTACCAAATACTATTGAGTTACATTTGCTACATCTTCCTAATCTTGAATTTCCACTTTTGTCAAACGGATATAATAAATCTAAATCAATTTTAACTTCGGCTTTTATAATCTCATCTTCATATACTTTATCTCTTAAATATCTAATTGGATCTTTTCTGTAAACCTTATCTCTATCTTTAACATAATGTCTAGTATGCTCCATAATCTTAGGTATATCGTGTTTAGTTATATATTTAGACCAATATGTACTTGCTTGACGTTTTGTAGTTTTTTTATTATAAAGATGATACCATTCTCCAAAACCTTTTAAGTCTTTGAGAAGTGGTGGAGAGAGGGAATAAGGTTTTAAAGACCCCCGTCTTTTAAGTACCTCAGAAGCAGCAACCCACTTCGGCTCTCCACCATTTTCTCTTATTAGTATCTCCAACACTAAAACCTCAATGCCTTTACTGGAGTTATAGTCTTATTACTTATAAAACATTTACGACTATCAGCTTCTACCACCTTATTTTCTTTGATTAAAGAATTAACCCTACCTGCAATACCACTAATTTCAATTCCAGTTATAGCAGATAACTCTCGTCTACTCATAGGCATATTTTTATCTTTTAATACCTTTAGTATATGTTGTTTATGAGTTAATTCCTTACCACTCAATTTCAATTCATCATAAGCAAGTCTTGATGTTTCTCTAATCATTCTTTTCTCCTTATTTAAAATGGTATATCGTCGTTTTGAGTTGGTGTATTAGCTTCTTTCTTTTGATCTTCATTAACTTTTAAGCTAATATACTTCTTTCCATTCTTACTTGTGTTAGTCCAAGCCGATATATAATACTTCTCGCCTTTTATAAGCACATTACCAGTAAGGTTAGGGTGTTTATCTGATTTTTTATCTTCTACTGGAAATAATACTCCAGTCATATCCTTATTTTCCATTTATAAGCTCCTTTGCTTGTTTTAAAGTTTCTTCCAGTTCGTCAATAGTATAGTATGATTTATGAAAACGAATTGTATTATCGTCTTTATCAAAACTAACTGCCTTTTCAGTCCTATGTAAAATTACTGTTTCATTCATTCTTATTCTCCTTTTTTGTGTCTTTATAATGTTGTTGTGGATCAAAAATTTCAAAAGAAATCATTAACTTTTTGTCGCTTAATTCCATCATTTTATTAGCAAATAAAAAACATTCGTGTCTTATGTTACTTGTTTCCA